CTGGCATATTCACAGCTTCGCTTGGTACTGTCACAGCTACGATTGCTGCTGGAGTAAAGCGTGCAGCTACATTCAACGCGTCGTTGAGTGCTGTGTCTGCTACAATCTCAGCCATTGTTCGGCCAAAGGTTCAAGCCATATTCAGCGCGTCTCTTGGTACATTGACTGCAACAATCACCTCAAAGGTGAAGATTCCTGTTGCGTTCAGCGCGTCATTGGGTACTCTGTCTGCAGCGATCATAGCAAAGGTCAGAGTTCCGGCTGGGTTCAGCGCGTCACTTGGTACACTGACTGCAATAATCACTGCTACGCCAAGACGTCCTGCCATATTCAACGCGTCACTTAGTAGCATCACAGCTTCGATTCAGGCAAAAGTCAGAGTTCCAGCTGGATTTGCTGCATCATTAGATACACTGACTGCATCTATATCTGCAAAGGTCAGAGTTCCAGCTACATTCAACGCGTCATTGGTTGCTGTCTCCGCCAACATCACCACGATCAAGATCTCTGCCATATTTGGTTCAGCTCTTAGTAGTGTGACTGCTACGATCAACGCAGCAGCCAAGCGCCCGGCTACGTTCAACGCGTCGTTGGGTACTTTGATTGCAACGATCAGTGCAAAGGTAAAGATCCCTGTTGGACTCAGCGCAACGTTGGGTATCCTGACTGCAACAATCTCTGGCAAGGTTAAGATCCCTGCCATCTTCAGTGCACTTCTCAGTGGACCGAATGCGTCTATCTCTATGTCAGCCACGGTTCGAGTTGCTACATTCTCGGCTCCTCTGGGTTCTGTTAATGCGACAGTTTCTCCCAAGGTACGGGTTCCCGCCATATTTGTAGCTCCACTAGGGCCAGTCACTGCTACAGCAGGTGTCAAGATCAAGATTCCTGTTGCGTTTAACGCGCCATTGAGTGGTGTCGTTGCCGTTGTCTCACCCAAGGTAAAGATCCCTGCAGTCTTCGAGTCATATTTGGAAAGTCCTACGGCAACGATCACGGCCAAGGCAGTTGTCCCGGCTGTGTTCTTCGCACCATTGGATGGATTGCGTGGAAGAATTCTGAGTGGAATGGAATCCATAGTCTACCTTGGTGACACAGAAGTGATAGCAATCTATGTGGGTGACAAACAAGTACAACTACGAATAGCATGAGAGGAGATGAAGGGATCCAATGAGTAACGCCGTCGTCGTGTACATAGGTAGAACCAATACTCTCCCTGTCTCTATGGGTATGGACGTTTCGAACGATACCATCACCAGTGAGATTCGTGCTATGAAGGATCCAGAGTCTACTCTCATCGCCACTTGGGCTGTAGCTCATGCTACTGATGGTGTTGATGGAGAGTTGATCCTTACTCTGGATGATACTGATGTTGCCGACATTACGAATCAGAGAGGTTACATGGACCTGAAGCGGATCACTGGTGGTGAACCGGTTCCGGTATTCCAAGAACCTCTTGATGTCATATTTAGGAAGTACGTGACTGTGGACTAAGAAAGGAGGAACGGTGGCTAAGAAGGACGAACCGAAGAAGTCTAAGACTCGGCGTCCAGCAACCACACCAGAAGGCCGCGAAAGTCAGCTAGTAAACTACGCTGTTGAGTTGGCTGAGACGCAGCTCAGAGAAGGAACTGCATCGGCTCAGGTTATTAGTCACTACCTCAAGCTTGGTTCAACGCGTGAAACTCTTGAGCAAGAACGATTGAAGAATGAGAACGAATTGCTCAGGGCTAAGGTAGAACAGCTAGCGTCTGGTGCTCGCATCGAGCAGTTGTATGGTGAAGCTTTGGCTGCTATGAAGAGTTATGCTGGGCAGCAGGAGTATGAAGCAGATGACGACTAGATCATATTCTGAACTGGTTCAGTACAACACGTTCGAGGACAGACTCGAGTATCTTACATTGCGTGGAGGAGTCGGAGATTCAATATTCGGTTTCGATCGGTACATCAATCAAGACTTCTATCATTCTGCTCAGTGGAGATCTTCTCGAGAAGAAGCAATTGTTCGGGACAATGGATGTGATCTAGGTGTTCCTGGGTATGATATTCACACAGAGCTTCTAGTTCATCACATGAATCCGGTAAGCGCCGATGACATTGTTCATGGCGAAGAATGGATTCTGGATCCGGAATACCTGATTACAACCACTAAAAGAACACACAACGCTATTCACTATGGCACTGATCTTCGGATTCCCGTGTTGGTAAAGCGGACTCCTGGAGATACAGCTCTGTGGTGAGAAAGGACTGATCATGGCTAACCCTCCCAAGAAGAAGGCTGAGGAAGCAAAAGAGCCAGAGCCCGAAGCAGGTCCAACCGAAATGGTTGAGAATCCTATGGTCGTTGAGACCGAGGACGATCCAAATGCTGAGGTTCCTGAGATTGATAACTCGTTCACACCAGACGCAGTCTATGATCCACATGTGATCGTAGAGACTGAAGATGATCCGGACGCTAAGGTTCCTGAGATCGACAACTCGGTTCCGCCTCCTGAAAAGGAGGAGTGATGAGGTTAACACTTGGTTGGATTCTAGTTATTCTTGCTGTGATCCTTCTTGTCATTGCTGGTGTAGTTGGCTATGACTGGGTGGCTCCTGACAAGCCAGAGGATGCTGAGCAGATGTACAAGGGTCTACTTGCCTTTGGCCTTGTGCTTGGGGTTCTTGGGCTTAAGACCCCATGACTGAAGATATTTCAGGGGACGCAAATACTAAGATCATCTACAAGTCCGCTGTGACTGGTAAAATCGTCTCTAAAGAATTCGCTGATAATCATCCTCGTACTACCTCTTCTATGATGGTTCCAGAGAATGCCAACGTAGAGGATTACGAAGACGAAGGTAATCCTGATATTTCAGAGGATCCATCCGAGGAATCAGAGTCAGAAAGTGAGGAGTAATGGCCGAAGGTTGCCGATACGACAGCGCTGGGCCTTGGCTCGGTGGCCGATCATGCGCAGGTAAGTTCTATTCAGGTACCGAAGCGCTGGCAGAATCAATCAAGCGTAAGTACGGAGGAAGTTATGGCGGATACGCTTGTCGTCAGAATACAGCCGATTCGTCTCAATTGTCCGTCCACGGGACAGGTAGAGCTGTTGACTTCTTTCCACAGTCCAAGTCTGAGGGAGATGCCATTGCCGGTTGGTTGGTTCAAAACCACAAGAAGTTTGGTATCCAACTTGTTATTTGGTACCGACGAGATTGGGACTGCGACTCTGGCTGGACATCTTATGGAGGACCAGTTCCTCATACCGACCACTTACACATTGAGCTTACCATCCCGGCTAGTCGTAACAACACGTCTGCCACTTACCTAGTAGGAGCACTGTTCACTGTGGGACAATACGAAAACATCCAAGGAAACGTCACTCGTCAGGGTCGTATGACTCGTGAGACAGTTGTCACCCAGTCACGTATGACTCGTGAGTTTGTCAGCAATCTATTCCAGAAGGCTGCTCAAGAGGGACGGCAAGTTTCCGCAAGGGAGATTACTCTTATTCGAGAGAAGGTTGAGAGGGAGTCAGATCAGATCATCGCGGCAATTGATGCTTCTGATCCAGATACACCGGTTCCTGAGTCATTGTCGACTCCGGAAGCACAAACGTAAGGAGGTTATAACCGATGGAATCTAGCATCCTGCAAAGCACGAAGAAGGTTCTTGGTATCGATCCAACATATGAGGCTTTTGATCTGGATGTCATTACCCATATTAATACAGCGCTTGCAACTCTTACTCAGATGGCTATCGGGCCGATGGAAGGGTTCATGATTGAGGATGAGAGTGCTACATGGGAAGATTTCATTGGCACTTCCGGTGATCCTGCTATATTTGATCCACGGTTCAATCTGATTCGAACTTACGTTTACCTCAAGGTGAGCGTGTTGTTCGATCCCCCTGTGCTGGGATATTTGATTGATGCTAAGAACAATCAGATCAGGGAACTTGAGTGGAGACTCAATGTTCTAAGAGAAGAGGTCAATCCTCCCGAGAATCTGTATCCGCCAGAGGAGGTGATTGAAGCGTGAGCATTATGTCATTAAAGCATAAAGACATTAGTACTCAGCCGTGGAGTAACTATACTAAAGCTGATTACACACCAGAACAATGGCACAGTGCTTGTCTGATTCATATTCATGATGGACCTCCAACATCGAAGAGTCAATGCAAGCTTCCGGTCAAGACTCCATCTGGCACACTCAATCGTAATGGAGTCCATGCTGCCGCTGCTGCTTTAGCTGGAGCTAGAGGTGGTGTCAACGCGCCATCAGAAGAAAAGGCTAAAGCAGCTAGGGCTTTGGTTCGATATTACAGGGAGTTGGGTGACCAAGCGCCAGCTTCCCTTCTCAAGCATGCTTTGAACGATGAGTTTGATTTTCTAGAACACTACGGTGTCAAAGGAATGCATTGGGGTATTCGTAGAGATGTAGATGGTGAAAGAACCCCGATGTCTCCAAGAACAAAGGCTACTATTAAGAAAGTTGCTATTGGAGTCGGTTTTGCAGCTGTAACTGCTGTTGGTGCTGTTGCCGCGGCTAAAGTTATTGCAACACGTGGGCCTACTGCTTTGTCTGCTGTTAGAGATAACTCAGCAGCATTGAGATTAGCTCAGCAAAGAGTAGCCACAATGATGAATTCGTCCAGAGCAGTTGATGCTCATCTAGCAAGAAGTCATCCGGATGCTGTGCTAAAGATGGCTCAGCAAAGAGCAGCCAACCTTTCCCGATAGCATGGAGATGATACTGTGAGTGACACGTCAACTGACAATGGAATCGATTTCCTAGAACACTATGGTGTCCTCGGCATGCATTGGGGGATTCGTAAGGCAGATCCGAATCTGTCCAGGTCTAGGCAAGCCATCATCGAACGAAACAAGAACCAGGCACTGGTTGTTAAGACTGCTAGATCAGGAGAAGGGTATAGGGCAGCCGCAGCTATTGGTCGTGCTTTTGTCGGGCGAGAACGACAGCAAAAGAATTGGAACACGACCTTAACTCGACTCAATCAGCAGAATCAGAGACTACGTAGTGGTAACTTGTTTATCCGTGATAGGATTGACTTGACATTGAATACAAGTCTCTTGAACAGGTATGTTTCAGCTACAGCTTATAGGAAGCCAAACAAGCCCGGGAGGTGACACCATGGTTGATGATTCATCCGATATTGGAGAAGAATTCCTAGAACACTACGGTGTCAAAGGAATGCATTGGGGCATCACTCGCGATCCACAAACTGGTGTCCGTCCCATTGCAAAGTCTCTTGACGAAAGTCGGTTTGGCTCCGCGGCAAAGAAGAATACTCAGCGGTACATGGACAAGCAGGACGCCAAAGCTGATAAGAAGTTTACCAAGAAAGCAATTACGGCAAGAGGGTATGCTCAAGACTACAATGTCATGGCTGATAAGATGAACTCTACGGAGATCGATCGAATCAACAACGATCCCAGGTTCAAGGGTCATGACATGAGAGCTCCCAGTTCTGTTCGAGACGATTATTACAATGAGTATTCCAGGACAGCTACTCGTATTCTGAATCAAGCATCTGCTGATCGACTTGGTTCGCAAGATCGTACTGGGAATTTGCGAGTTGAGTGGAGGTATGATATTGCTAGAGACGAAATGCCGACAATTTGGGTTGTAGACAAACGAATCACGCGTCCAGTTTTACAGCATGCTGGTGTAGTTCCAGGAATGGAGTGTAAGCTTCAAATCACTTGGACGAAGGATGGTCATATTGCCAAGATCACAGTTCCTGCTAAGTCTCTTGCTCAGTCAACTGAAGATGGTGAAGATTTCGTAGAGCATTACGGCGTCAAGGGTATGCATTGGGGTATTCGTAAGAGTCGGGAAAATGTCAGTGATCTGTCTGATGACGAATTGCGGAAGCGTGTTGATCGTCTTCGTCTTGAGCAATCATACACATCGATCAAGAATGGCCCGGCAAAGGCAAGTGGTTTAGATTTCGTAAGGAAGCATCTTGGCACTATTGCGGCTATAACTGGTTCAGTAGTTACTCTTGCTGGTGCTACTGGTAAAGGTCGTGCATATGTTCATGCTCTTCAAGCATTGGAAAAGGCTAGGCTGGAGAAATTGGCTGGCAAATAGATAAGGAGGTAGCATGGGATTATCTAATACGGCTACTCCTGTATATTACGAAGAGTTCAGGGATCAGGTTCTCAGTGGTGAGATGGTTGTCAATCGAGAAGTCTCTATGGAGATGAATCGAATTGATGAACTAATTGAGAATCCGAACATCTACTATGATGATCAGGCAATTGACGGTTTCATCAAGTACTGTGAGTATGAGCTTACTCTAACTGATGGTGCTGATCTACATCTGTTGGATTCGTTCAAGTTGTGGGCAGAACAGATATTTGGTTGGTACTACTTCGTAGAAAGAAGCATCTATCAGCCAGCAATTGATGGTGTCGAAGGTGGTTATGTCAAGAAGCTCATCAAGAAACGCCTCATCACGAAACAGTACATCATCTTGGCGCGTGGCGGAGCGAAGTCCATGTACGCCTATTGCATTCAAGCCTACTTCCTGAATGTAGACACCACCACGACACATCAGATTGCCACTGCTCCTACCATGAAGCAAGCTGATGAGACCATGTCCCCATTCAGGACAGCTATCACTCGGTCAAGAGGTCCCTTATTCAAGTTCCTTACCGAGGGGTCATTGCAGAACACCACTGGCTCTAGAGCTCAACGCGTCAAACTTGCTTCGACCAAGAAGGGCATAGAGAACTTACTCACTGGTTCTCTGCTTGAAGTACGGCCAATGTCCATCAATAAGCTACAAGGTCTCCGACCAAAGATTGCCACAGTGGATGAATGGTTATCTGGTGACATCAGAGAGGATGTTGTTGGAGCTATTGAGCAGGGTGCCTCGAAGCTTGAGGACTATTTGATCCTTGCTATCAGTTCTGAAGGAACTGTTCGGAATGGTTCTGGGGATACAATCAAAATGGAACTTGCTTCTATACTCAAAGGCGAGTATCAAGCTCCACATGTTTCTATCTGGCACTATAAGCTCGACGATCTCGAGGAGGTAGGCGATCCAGCCACATGGATTAAGGCTAATCCCAATCTCGGAAAGACTGTTACCTATGATGTTTATCATCTGGATGTAGAACGAGCAGCAAAAGCTCCTGCATCGCGTAATGACATCCTGGCAAAGCGGTTTGGCATTCCGATGGAAGGGTATACGTACTTCTTTACTTATGAAGAGACCTTACCGCATCGAGCAAGGGAGTTCTGGGGAGTTCCATGTGCTTTGGGAGCAGACTTGTCCCAAGGTGATGACTTCTGTGCCTTCACCTTTTTGTTTCCGTTGTCAAACGGGTCGTTCGGGGTCAAGACACGTAGCTACATAACGTCATTGACGTTGATGAAGCTTCCGGGAGCTATGCGAGCTAAGTACGAAGAGTTCATTGGTGAAGGAAGCCTTCACGTTTTAGAGGGAACTGTTCTTGACATGATGGAGGTCTATGATGACCTTGATGCGTTCATCATTCAATCGGAGTATGATGTACGTTGCCTAGGGTTTGACCCCTATAATGCCAAAGAGTTTGTTACTCGTTGGGAACTTGAGAATGGACCTTTCGGAATTGAGAAGGTGATTCAGGGAGCTAAGACAGAATCAGTTCCTCTGGGAGAATTGAAGATCTTGAGTGAAGAGCGAGCGTTGATCTTCGATCAGGATTTGATGTCGTTTGCTATGGGGAATGCTGTTACTCTCGAAGATACCAATGGAAACCGTAAGCTGTTGAAGAAGAGACAAGAGGAGAAGATTGATAATGTCTCTGCTATGATGGATGCTTACGTAGCGTACAAGGCTAACAAGGAATCGTTCGAGTGATGTGTGTCTATATTTCTACGCCAGAAAAGAGGTGAGTCGTCTTGGCAGTCCTAGACCGTTTTAAGAGAGTATGGAACGCGTTCAGGTCAAGTGAGGATATTCCGCAAGAAGCCCTTGGGTATGGTCCGAGTACTGGGTTTCGTCCTCAAACTACTAGGTATCGTACCGGTAACGAAAGGACTATTGTAACTTCAGTCTACACAAGGCTTGGGATTGATGTTGCCGGTATCGATTTCAGGCACATTCAATTAGATGATCAGGACCGATATTTAGAAGAGATAGATAGCGGACTAAACATGTGCTTCAATCTTGAAGCCAACCTCGATCAAGGTCCTCGAGCGTTCCGGCAGGACGTTGCTCAGACACTCTTCGACAAAGGTGTTGCTGCTGTAGTTCCTGTAGACACAAGTGATGATCCAACAGAGATCGGGACATTTGATATTTACACTTTACGCGTTGGCCACATCACTGCGTGGTATCCACATCATGTTCGTGTGGATCTGTACAATGAGAACACTGGTCGTCGTCAGGAGATTACTCTAGAGAAGCGTGTTGTAGCGATCATTGAGAATCCGCTATATTCTGTCATGAACGAACCTAACTCAACTCTTCAACGATTGATCCGGAAGCTCGGTCTTCTGGACAACATTGATGAGACATCAGCAGGTAGATTGGATTTAATCATCCAGCTTCCTTATGTGATCAAGAGTGAAGCTCGAAAGCAACAGGCAGAAAGTCGGAGGAAGGAGATCGAATTCCAGCTGAAGAGTAGTCAGTACGGCATAGCGTATGCAGATGGTACTGAGAAGATTACACAGCTAAACCGACCTGCCGACAATCAGCTTCTCAAGCAAGTTGAGTACTTGACTACAATGCTGTATCAACAGCTTGGTATCACTCCTGCAGTTATGGATGGTACAGCTGATGAAGCTGCAATGTTGAACTACTTCAATCGAACTATTGAGCCTATTCTTGATGCCATCAAGGAAGCAATGGAACGATCATTCATTGGTCCTGTTGGAGTTAAGAAGGGTCAACGTATTCGATACTTCAAGGATCCGTTCAACTTGGTTCCGGTTAGTGAGCTGGCAGTGATTGCTGATAAGTTCTCCAGGAACGAGATCTTAACTCCTAACGAAATTCGTGGATACATGGGGATTCCTCCCAACGAAGATCCTAAGGCTGATCTCTTGATGAATAGCAACATGCCACAGGCACTTGAGACCGGGCTGGAACCAGAAGAGGAAGATGATGATCTTCTTCAGTCTGCTTTTGATGAGATTGACATGACTCTTGACGAAGTGTTCAAGGAGGTAGGGGGTGAGATGAACAATGGTAGCGGTTGATGACATCATTCTCACTCATGCCAGAACTCCATATGATCCAGTTAAGAGACGTGAGTACTACCTTCGAACTCGTCAACTTAAGGGTCGTAAGGTTGGTACTACCATACCTGTTGCGGGTCGTAAATCAGGATCGGTCAAGTCATCCCCTAAAGGAGATCCTCGCAAAGCACAGAAGCTACGCCGTGCAAAGCGACAACGCGAAATTGAAGCCAAGGTCAATGCCCTTAGAAAGCGACTCTTCGAGCTTCGTGAAATACTGCACACGTTAGTTAACCAAGCAAAAATTCGTAGCGGTGTTAAACCAACAGTCAAAGCTCCAACAAAGAAGCGTGAGACTGCCGGTTCGAAAAGGCAAACCACAGCCACGAAGAAACAAACGTCTACACAAAAGCGAGAAGCAGCTAAACGATCTAAAGAGTACTATGAGAAGAATGTTAAGGGAAAACCTGTAAAGGTAAAACCTGATGTTGAAGTGGTTCTTCTCAAGAGTGCTATTAGAGATGTTGAAAAGAAGATCGAGAAAGCTAGATCAGACATAGAAGCTTCTATTGCTCGTGCTCGGCAAAAAGCAGTCCGAACGAAACCGGCAGTTAAGAGCCGACAAACTTCTAAGAAAGGAAGCGATCAAAATGGAAGCTGATTTTAGCGGCTACGCTACCAAGGTTGGACTAAAGTGCTCTGATGGTCGTACCATCATGCCCGATGCCTTCAAGCATCAGGACAAGGCACAGGTTCCCCTTGTGTGGCAGCATGGCCATAAGGACCCGGAGAATGTGCTTGGTCACGTGATCTTGGAGAATCGCAACGATGGTGTTTACTGCCGTGCGTACTTCAATAATACACAGAAGGCCACACATGCGAAGTCACTAGTCGAGCATGAAGACATCAACTCTCTGTCCATTTGGGCAAACCAGTTGATCGAGCGTTCGAAGCGTGTAATTCACGGAGCTATTCGAGAGGTCAGTCTGGTACTTTCTGGTGCCAATCCAGGTGCTCTCATCGACAATGTCACGATTCGACATTCTGACGGTGAAGAGGATGTTCTCGAAGATGAGGTCATCATCTACACTGGCGAGACTATCGTCCACTCCGAAGAAGATGAAGAGATTGTCGAAGATCCTATCGAAGAGCCCATCGAGGAGACTAAGGAAGAGCCCATGGCTGAGATGACACACGCCGATGATGGCGAAGAGACGGTTCAGGATGTCTATGACTCCATGGATCAGAAGCAGAAGGATGTCCTGCATTTCATGGTCGGCGAAGCAATTGCTGCTACCAAGGACGAAGAGACACAATCCAATACTGACAACGCCGAGCATGGCAACGACAAGGAAGGAAGTGACATGTCCCGTAATGTCTTCGAGGATAAGGAAGCGGGCAAGCCCGATCTCCACATTCTGAGCCATGGTGACGTTGAGGAGATTGTGACTGACGCCGTCAAGACTGGTTCTCTCAGGGAGGCTGTTGATAACTATGCTCTTTCGCATGGCATCGACGACATTGATACTCTGTTCCCTGAAGCCATGCTGGTGGGCAATACCCCGGAGTACCTTCAGCGCAGGACTGAGTGGGTAGGTAAGGTTCTTGGTTCAGTTCGAAAGAGCCCGTTCTCCAGGATCAAGACTCTCTCTGCTGA